GGGCCCCTCCGGTGCTTCTCCGCGAGGACTCTTTCCGCGGGGAAGACTGTGGGCTTCCTGCTCCCTGCCGTGCCCATCCCTTCTGTTTCAAGCACTACAATGAAGCTAAGCAGGATGCGTCCGTCACGGATGTGTTGGCGCCTGTCAAGGGTGCCCCTGCTGACTCTCGAGCCAAGCACTGGTGCTTTACGATCAATAATCCTACTCCGTACGAGAATTCGGATGTGGATTCTCTCGTTAGGCGCGGTGTTGCGACATATCTTGTCGCTGGTGACGAAGTTGCTTCTTCTGGTACTCGACACATTCAAGGATATGTGGCTTTCAAGTCCACCAAGCGTTTGTCCCAAGTTCGTAACCTTCTCTCTCCTCGTGCTCACTGTGAAGTGATGCGAGGGACTTCGGATCAGGCCTCTACCTATTGCAAGAAAGATGGCCTGTTTCGTGAGTTCGGAGATCTTCCTCTTACTCCTGCTGCTCGTGCTAAGCGTGATTACGATCAAATTGTTGCTTCCTGCAAGGCTGGCAAGCTTCACGAGCTGGATTCCGAAGTGTTCTTCCTTCATTACAACCTGGCGAAGCGAATCAAGACTGATTTTGCTAAAGCTCCCGAGAATCTTGATTCTGTCTGTGGTATGTGGCTTCAAGGTCCTCCTGGTGGTGGCAAGTCCTTCATGGCCCGTGGCTTCTGTACTCCTGCCGAGCTATATCTCAAGCCGTGCAACAAGTGGTGGGATTCCTACCAAGATCAAGAGTTCGTGCTGCTTGATGATTTCGATCACAATCACAAGTGCCTGGGTCACCACCTCAAGATATGGAGTGACCGCTACGCCTTTGCTGCTGAGCAGAAAGGGTCCACGATCCAGATCCGCCCCAAGTCCCTGATGGTGACGTCCAACTACTCGATTGTGGAGATCTTTGGTGACGATCCTGCTCTTGCCAAGGCCCTTCTTCGCCGCTTCGATGTCTTCCAAGTCAATGATCGCCTTGCTGTTCCTGTTCCGCTTGCGGATGCCTAATCAGTTGCAATAGCAACTATTTTGATTTATAAAATATAACAGATATCGTAAAGCTGCTTTCTTTATATTTTCTGAAATCGCTCCAGACGAATTTTCTAGTTAACGTCGTGAATTTTCTAAAAATTGTCAGTTAACGTAGAAGATCCACCCTCTACTCTTAGAAAGTCCGGCCAAGGATTTCTGCTCCAGACTCTTTTTTTTCAGATTTTCTGAAATCGCTCCAGACTCTTTTTTTTTGAAATCGCTCCAGACTCTTTTTTTTTTGTCAAAAGTCGCCATGGCGGAATTTGACATCAAAATATCATAGTGGCCGGAGGCCACCGGTTCAACCAAAAGCATAGTAGTCCAACCTGTACGGCAACATTCACCAAATTCTCGAAACGGAAATAAATAAGGGCCTACCGGGCCGAAGGCCCGAACTGAGAAACACACATATGAAATGATAATACTTTTGGGTATATATAGAGTTGGTTTGCGTCGTATATTTATTTTTGTGATGGCTTATGGTTACAGACGACGCACCGGTTATGGTCCTGCCCGACGTGTTGCCCGATACCGTCGGAGTGTTTCCCGACGTCGAGCCGTGGGTTATGCTGCTCGTCGTGGGCGTTCCCGTTTTGCTCGTCCTATGCGGTTGTTTACTCGTCCGACACCGACTGCTGCCACTAATGTGTTCCGGCTGTTGCAAGGACCGTCCGGTTTGTTTCCTGCCACCGCTGTGGTGAAGCTTCGTTATGCTTCACAGATGGTTATGTCTCATACTGCTGGTGTCGGCAATTCTTTCAAGATGATTACGAATTCTGCCTATGGTCCTGAGTATGGTGGTGGTGGTCATCAGCCCCGTTACTTTGATCAGTTGGTTGGTGCTCAACTGTACCAACAATATTGGGTTGTTGGTTGCAAGTACACCATTATTGCTCCTGCTGGAACTGGTGTCAATGAATTTATTTTGGTGAATGCTTCTCTGTCAACTGCGATTGCTGCTACTTCTCAAGCTGCTGTTATTCAATCTTCGGAGCTGCCATTTAGTCAGATCACGAATAGCACTCCGGGTGCTCATACCAAGATTTCTGGCTATGTTGACAATGCCAAGGTTGCCGGCAAGACAAGACAGGAGTATTTGTCTGATCCAGCCTGGGGCTCATCTTATAATTCGGCTCCGACGAATCAAGTTTATCTTACTGTTGGTTCTGCTCCTTCTGACAACACAACCGGCTCTGACAATGATTCTTACTATGCTGTTACTCTGGAGATGGATTGTGTACTCACTTCCCGTTGGGCGATTGCTTCTAGTTGATTTTTCAACTCATTTTGTAGTAAAAAAAATATGTACTTTCAAACGTTCATAACTTTTGAAATATTTGGTTTCGAGCTAGGAATTTTATTCCACGAGTCTTAGGATTGTCTCCTCTTTCATTTGCGCTATTTTTTATTGGTGTAGCATGTCGGGAAGTTTAGAGCTCGGAGCTGTCGAGTTGCCCGATCGGGCGATTCGTCTCTCGCAGACGTCTGCGCCCCGTATATAAGGAGAACAGTGGTTGAGGTCTAGTATTACCCTCAAGCACTGTTCCTCCGTTCCATTCGATGGATTGCTCCAGCCCCTGGTCCTCCCAAGCCCAAGTTAACGTCGAAGACTCCCCGGATCCCCGTCTAATAGTTTACCCGGCCGATGACTCAAGGGCCCCTCCGGTGCTTCTCCGCGAGGACTCTTTCCGCGGGGAAGACTGTGGGCTTCCTGCTCCCTGCCGTGCCCATCCCTTCTGTTTCAAGCACTACAATGAAGCTAAGCAGGATGCGTC